AAAAAGCTTTAACTATTTATGGTGACGGAAGTAAGGAGAGAGACTTTACCCATGTTGATGATATAGTTGACGGTTTAATTAAGATATGGGAAACAGAAAGTTATGGAATAATTTTTGAACTAGGAAGAGGCAGAAAGTTTTCTCTAAACGAAGCGGCGAGGCTTTATAAACCATCATTTGGGATAACTTACCTTGAAGACAAAAAGGGGGAGGCGCAAAGTGTTGAATGTAATGCTGAGCTAGCTAAAACACATCTAAACTGGGAAGCAAAAAAGAATTTAGAAGATTGGATTAAAAAATGAAAAAAATAATTATTACAGGAGTAACAGGTCAAGACGGTAGCCATATGGCTGACTATTTATTGAAAAATACGGAACACACAATTATCGGAGGAGTGCGTAGGTTAAGCGTAAAAAACCATCAAAACATTGAACACCTTTTAAATAATTCTAGATTTTTTCTTATTGATTTAGACGTAACAGACCCTCAAAACACACAAAAAGTAATCTCAGAGCATAAGCCTGATTACTTTATTAATTTTGCAGCCAACTCTTTTGTCGGCAGTAGTTGGGACATGCCCTTTAATCACATGCAAACTAATTGTATGTCTGTTTTACATCAATTGGAAGCAATTCGTCATCATGCCCCGTATTGCAGATACTATAACGCAGGTAGTTCTGAAGAATTTGGAGATGTAATCACAGCACCTCAATCAGAAGAACATCCTCTACGACCTAGAAGCCCATATGGAGCGTCTAAATGTGCTGCTAGACATTTGGTCAAAGTTTACAGAGAATCTTATGATATATATGCCGTTCAAGGTTGGCTTTTCAATCACGAAGGAACCAGAAGAGGGGAAGAGTTTGTTACAAGAAAAATTACAAAGAATGTTTCTCGTATCGCTGATGAGTTTGCGCGTAAAGAATATTTTGAACCTCTAAAATTAGGAAATGTAGACTCTAAAAGAGATTGGAGTGACGCAGAAGATTTTATTAATGGGATCTGGCTAATGTTAAATCAAGATAGAGGCAATACAGATGACTATGTTTTATCCTCTGACGAAACTCATACAATCAGAGAATTTGTTGAAGAAGCCTTTAATTTTGCTGGGTTTCACAGATCAATGTGTAGATGGGAGGGGGAGGGAGATACCACTAAGTATTATCATGGCAACGACCTGTTAATGGAGGTTGATCCTCAGTTTTATCGTCCAGCAGAGGTAGACCTGCTTTTAGGCGATTCAACAAGAGCTAGGAAAGAATTGGGTTGGCAACCAAAAACTAATTTTATTCAGTTGGTTAACAAAATGGTTAAACATGACATGGAGCTATTGACTTAGCTTTTTATGCAGTTATACTGACTGTATGCCAAGAGGTAAAAAGTCATGCCCATCCTGTAACGCTCTGCTCGGAGCTAGGGTTAAGGTTTGTGATTGTGGACATGAGTTTTTGCCGAAAGCAAAAAAACAAACTAAGCCTTTCTTTAAAGAAAGAAAAGAATTTTTAAAACGTATGCTTGGCGGCTCAAAGCCTACAAATTACGTTTTTGAAATGTCTACTGTGACAAAGATTTTTGCACAGTTTGATAATGATCTAAACTTTTTGACCAAGGTTAAGCCTCCTTTTGAATTAAAAGGCACTATTAAATATTTTTTAACCAAAGATGGAAGAGAATATTTAAGCAAAAAATACAAGGAATTTAACTACAAACCCCCAGAGAAGGATAAATTTGTTGACACTGGCACAAAAGTCGGGGAAGATACGTTAAAGAAGAAGACTAGAACACTAAGAGATTTTTTAAATGACTAAAATGAAGAAGAAAAGCGGATCAAAGGATTATACAGAGGCATTCCTCAAATCAAACAAAGACTACCACTACAATTTAGAAGAAGGAGCAGAACCATATCTAGTTTCGAGTGGATCTATGATTCTTGATCACGTTCTGGGTGGTGGTTTTGGTTCTGGTTTACATAGGTTTATTGGGGCTAACGAAGGAGGCAAAACAAATGAGGCTCTGCATGTTATGCACAACATGCTTAAAACTGTAGAAAATTCTAAAGGGCTTTTCGTAATGGCCGAAGGGAGACTCAGCCAAGAAATTAAAGATAGAGCAGGTATTAAATTTGTTCATTCAGCAGAAGATTGGGATGTGGGGACATGCTTAGTTCTTGAGTGCCACATCATGGATACTATGATCGACTTTCTCAGAGGTCTGCTAAAGAACAATCCAGACAAAGAGAAATTTTGTATTGTAATCGACAGCATGGATGGGTTGATTACAAAAGAAGATTTAGAAAAAGGATCTTCTGATGCTAGAAAGGTAGCAGGAGGAGCTTTGATGACCTCTGATTTCTTGAAGAGGGTGAGTTTAGGCATGAGTAAATTTGGTCACCTGTGCATTATGATTTCTCAAGTCAGATCAAGCATCACTACTAGCATGTATGCTAAACAAGACCCGAACAATCAAACAGACAGTAGCGGTGGAAATGCAATTTTGCATTACCCAGACTGGATTCTCCAATTTAAAAAACAAAATAAAGGAGACAAGATTCTAGAAAAGCCAACAGAGCAAATCACGCCAGATAACAAAATTTACGGACATAATGCCAAGGTTCTGATTTTAAAATCAACCAATGAGGCGACAGGTCAAATTGTGACCTACCCAATAAAGCACGGGCGTAAAAATGGCAGATCCATTTGGCTTGAGAGAGAAGTTGTTGACATGCTTTTAATGTGGGGCTACCTAGAAAAGTCAGGAGCTTGGATTAAATTGGATGAAAAGGTAAAAACTTACCTGAAGGAGAATAAAATCGAAACAAAAGATTCTTATCAAGGAATTAAAGCTGTGTATGAGTTTTTAGAGTCAGATGAAAAAATCACTTCACTTCTTGTTGACTTTGTAAAAGAAAATATTCTTAAGCAATGATATTTCTATGTTCCAACGGCAGAGAGAGAAAAATAAAAAATGTCAGTAAATACCTTATTGATTGGGACTCTGGTTGTAAAAGCGGAATACAGAAAGATGTAAAAACCCAAATAAAACCATACTGGTTTGCAGATGTAGTCTTTGAAGAGTTTCCTGTAGCTGGAACTAGAATGAGCCTAGACTTTTACAACTCTACGCAAAAAATAGCTATAGAAGTAGACGGAAACCAACACTATAGGTATAATCAGTTTTTTCATTCCAACTCTAGGCAAAAGTTCCTACACCAGTTGCATAGAGATGAAAAAAAAGAATACTTTTGTGAAATTAACAAAATAAAACTAATCAGGGTTTTAGAGTCAGATGTTTTAGATTCTGAAAAATACCCTGAAAGCTTAATAAAACTTTTAAAATGAAATTGCAAGATGACGATCAACAAGGTTTACCCCAAACCTTACTCGATAAGATTTATGACTCGACAGGTTCTGCTAATGGTGGTAATCGTGGGTTCTTGTTGCTTTACGTTGACAAGAATGGATGCCCGAGTATGACCACTAAAACAGAAAATCCTTGTGTAGAAATGGCTCTTAGCAAACTAATAGAAATGGCCATGTCTAAAAAAGAGAATGATTTAGAACTATGATATTTTCCTACGATTTAGAAAAGAAAGTTCTAAGTGGTTTACTACAACACCAGCACAAATGGGAAGAGGTATCTAGCTTTCTCAATGAAAGTGATTTTTACTCTGAAGATTCAAAGGTAAATGTCTCAATATTTAAACTGTTAAAAAATGCATTAAATAACGCAGAAGATATTGACGAAACAATTCTGGTTCAAAGGATTCAACAGCTTAAGGTAAGCTTTCCTGACAGCATTGACATAGGAGAATATATTTTTTCCCTAGCTTTCTATAAGATTACAGAAAAGATTTTAATTTCCTCTGTAAGAGAGCTTAAAAAATACACTGCTCGCAGAGAGATATACAATAGCTGCAAGAAGGTGGCTTCATTTGTAAAAAGCGCCGATCCCAACTTAAAATATGGAGAACTGATAGAGCAATCAGATCAACTCTATAATAAAAACATAAAAGATTTTGAGATGACAGAAACTGGGCCTGTCAACCTCTTTGAGATGATGGAGGAGGTTGTGGAGGAAAGAGGCAACAATCCAGTAGAGGACTTCGGGATGCTTGGCCCTCACCCTAGAATGAATGAAATGTATGGTTCATTGCTACTCGCTGGCAATATATCAGTGATTGTAGCTCGCTCAGGGGTGGGTAAAACAAACTTCTGTATGGATTTTACGACAAAGGCATCTGCTGAGCATGACGTTCCTGTGCTTCATTTCGATAACGGTGAAATGAGCGAAGAAGAGCTTATTTTTAGGCAGTGTTCCGCTATGACAGGCATACCTGTTTGGCTTTTGCAGACAGGCAAGTGGAGAACAACAGCATACAAGGACTGGTCCGTAGACGAAGTGGTTGCAAAGGTTAGATCTGCTTGGTCAAAAATAAAAAACATGAAGTTTTATTATGAGAATGTGGCTGGTCTGTCTCCTGACGAAATGTGTTCTCTCTTAAAGAGATTTTATTTCTCAAAGATTGGCAGAGGCAACCCACTAATTTTTAGCTTCGATTATATTAAAAGTGATTTTGGCAGCATTGGAAAAGTTGATGGTTGGCAACAAGTTTCCTACATGGTTCACAAGTTCAAACAAACAATTCATCGCGATTTAGCTTTTGACGGCAAACCTTGCGTATCAATGATCACTTCTGTGCAATCTAATAGGCTTGGTATCACCAACAATAGGAACGCTGGTTCAATTGTAGACGACGAAAGCGTGGTTTCCTTGTCTGACGGCATTACTCAGTTTTGCTCTCATTTGTTTCTACTTCGCAGAAAAGTTGCAGACGAAATCCATGAGGAAGGTTCTAACTTTGGAACTCATAAATTAATAAACCTTAAGTCTAGGCATTTAGGAAAGAGCGCATTAAGGGCGATACATCCAGTAGAAATGCCAGACGGGACAAAGAAGCAAAATTTTATTAATTTAAATATAGAAAACTTTAGAATTACTGAATGTGGAGACTTGCAAGATGTGGTGGATGCATTCAATGGAGAAGGCGTAGAGGTTAGAACAAACGAGGTAGAAGAAATACCAATCAACCTTAGAGACTAATGGATTACAAAGAGGTCTTGGAAAACCTTGGGTATCGCCTCAAGGATCATGGCTCATACTGGAGAACTAACGCAGTATATAGGGCTGGAGACAACTCCACAGCACTTCAAATCTACAAGGACACTGGAGTCTGGAAAGACTATGTAGAAGACTCTCAGTTTATGCCCTTTGAAGCTCTCCTACAAAAAACCCTAAACACAAAAGACCCCAATGCAGTAAAGCATTATTTAAAGGACAATGGTGTAAATATAGGTGCGAGAATAAAACAAAAACACTTATTGAAAGAGGAGAAAACATATTCAGCTAAAGTTCTAACAAAGCTTTTACCTCATCACGATTTTTACCTAGAGAAAGGTATAAGTAAGGAAACCCTTGAGGATTTTAAGTGCGGGTTAGCTATGTCTGGTAAAATGTATCAAAGGGTCATATTCCCTATTTTCAGGAAAGACGGCAGAATACATGGGTTTTCTGGCAGAAAAGTTACTAGTGATGATAGACCCAAGTGGTTGCATATGGGGAAGTCATCAGGTTGGTTTTTCCCGTATTACAATATTGATAAAGTCCAAAAAGCTATAGAAGAAAAAGAAGCGGTTCACATTGTAGAGTCTGTAGGAGACTGTTTATCTCTATATAACAACGGCATAAAAAATGTTCTTGTTTCCTTTGGCTTGAATATTTCTCCAAAATTTATAGCAAGATTATCTTTGTTGCCTATAAAAAAAGTTTTTGTGTCTTTTAATAACGATCACACATCTTCTGTTAATAGAGGGTTCGAAGGGGCAATTAAATCTATTTTTAAATTAGTCGAGTCGATTGACTTTGATAAGATATACTTTATTCCCCCTGAAGAGAATGATTTTGGGGAGATGACTAAAGATCAAATAGAAAAATACGCTTCAGATTGCTATAATATACAACATCAAGAATCCATAGGGCAAGTTATTGAAATTGCTAAAAAAATGGACAGTAGGGGTGTAAACAAAAATTTTTCTTCTTCTCTTAAAAAATTAATAAAGAAGAATAACTTTCATTATGGAGGCTTCTGAAAATAAACCGCTTTCAGCGTCACGAATAAAGACACTCCAAATGTGCTCTTGGCAGTATTGGTGCAAATATCACCTTAAACTTCCTGACAAGGCTAACGAAGGCAGTTTGCGCGGAACTATTTGCCATGCTGTTTTCGAAAACCTAGGAAACCCAAAACACAAAAAACACTATACTCGCATAATTAAAACTCAAAACGCTTTCGCGTCGCCTCCTGTAAAAAGGATGATAGAGGCATATGCTAAAAAGCATAATATAGACGATTTTGAGAATATGGATTTGATAAATCAAATGACGGTAGAGGGTCTTAACTATGACTTCTTCGGAGACAAAGACGGCAAACCGACCAAATCTATAAGTGAAAAAGATTTTGATATATCTGTAAACGAAGAAGGTAAAAATTATCGCATACTTGGGTTTATTGATAAGCTTTTTTTATTCAAAAGAAAAAAAATCGCCCTCATAAGAGACTTTAAAACATCTAAGCAAATATTTTCAGGTAAAGAGTATACTGATAACATGCAAAACTTAATGTATTGTTTAGCAGTTAAACACTTATACCCAGAATTTCTTAAGAGAAAAATGGAGTTCTTGTTCGTCAAGTTCGATTGCAATAATGATGGATGTTGTGAAATGGAACCGTTACCTGATGATGAGTTAGAAGGCTTTGAGTATTTTTTAACAGAAGTTCAGCAAATTATTAATAATTTTAATGAAGTTTCAGCATCTAAAAATTTAGCTTACGATAAAGGCTATCTAGGTAGAGATGATGGGTTTGCTGGCAGGGTAGTTTGTGGCAGAGCAGAATATGCAGGGCAACTGAAGAAAGATGGAACTCCAATGTGGCATTGTCCTTTTAAGTTCCCTAGAGAATTTTACGCTTTAGTGGACAAAGATGGTATTAGAGTCGCATCTGCCGACCTTAAAAAAGATCTAAAGGATAAGGAAAGCAAGGACTTGAGGATAGAAAAGGTCAAATATGAAGGATGCCCCGCTTTTTCATTTGACAAGCCAATGGAGCTTCTGTAAAGTGCAGGAGTGATTCCCTTATTTAAAAGCACCTTCAGTATAGGTCGATCTTTACTCAGAGTTGAGGATCTTGTTGACATTGCTCAAAGCGGAGATGTCAAGAAGATGATATTAGTAGAAGATAATTTCTACGGCTTTAGGGTTATTAATCAAGCGTTTCTCCACGCTGAAATCCCTATGGTCTACGGAGTAAGACTACCAGTTGTTCAATCTAATTTATCAGAAAAGCCAAGCAAATTAATCTTCTTCCCTAAGAATAATAAAGGGGTTGGGGTTGTTAGAAATCTTTATACAAAATGCTACACTAGCGAAGGGGAATGCCTTCATTTATCAGATATTGAAAAAGGTCAACTAGACGAAGTTAGTATTGGAGTTCCTTTTTACGACTCCTATATTTTTAACAATATTTTTAATTTTGGTCTTTGCGATTTATCTTTAGATGACTTTGATCATTTTTACATGGAAGAAAACAATAAACACCCCTTTGATTTTCAGATAAGCTCAGCACTAAAAAAACTAAAAGTCAAAACAGAAAAGTGCAAAAGCATATATTATAGAAATAAAGACGACTTTGAAGCATTCCAAATGTATAAAGCTGTTTGCAATAGAAAACAGGGCAGAGTTCCTACCTTCAGCAACCCTCGCCTCAATGATTTTTCCTCCAACGAATTTTGCTACGAATCATATTTAGAAAATGTTGCCAAGTAATCAAAAATATTTAGTATTCGATACTGAAACAGAAGGTTTAAATTTATTCTCTTCTAAAACATGGCAGCTATCTTGGATAGTCTGTCAGGGAAACAAGACATTAGAAACTCATGACGAGTTTATAATTCACAAAGAATTAAATATCCCTGAAGTAGTCAAGAAGATCACGGGGTTTAATTGGGATACTTATAACAGAAAAGCTAAACCTTTAGACGAGGTTTGGAGCAAGTTCGAAAAGTATATATTTGACCCTCAATACATTGTAGTGGGACAAAACCTTTTAGGCTTCGATGTTTACATGCTTGCTGTATTACAAAGGCTGTTGGGTCAAGAGCCAGATTATTCTTACTTGCCTCGTATTTTAGACACAAGAGCTTTAGGCAAAGCTTACAGAGAAGAGCTAGAGAGACCTAAAGGCAACTTGCTTAGTTGGCAATATAAGATAATTAATGACAGAAGCCTCAAGGCAAAGGTTTCGCAAAACCAACTTTTAAAGTTTTTTGATATAGAATTTGATGAGAGCAAGCTACACAATGCTCTTTACGATATTAAGATGTGCTACCAAGTATTTCTTAAGCTTAAAAAACACATGGATTTATAATGTTTGAAGACTTTACACCATATGATGATTGCGAACCTGCGGGAGTTGAGCTTCCCAAAACAATCGTTGACCCTACTAAGCTAGAAGAAATAGGGCTTGGCCCTGATAGTTCTACAAAAGAGATTCTATATGAGCTAGCCAGAAAAGGTTTGCGTGATAAAGGTATCACAAAATATGAAAATAAAAAAGTTTATTTTGATAGAGCAAAGCAAGAGTTAGAAACTTTTGAAGAGCTTGGTTTTACAGATTATATATTGCTTAACTGGGACGTTTTAAATTTTTGTCATGACAATAATATTCCAACTGGTGCTGGCCGTGGTTCTGCTGCTGGCTCTCTTGTTCTATATCTGCTCGGAGTAACAAACATTGACCCAATTCCCCACGATTTGTTTTTTGAGAGATTTGTGTCTAAATCTAGGGCAAAGAAAGTTACTGATAAAAGAGGTAAAGAGTTTCTAGTTGGAAGCCTTTTACCCGATGTAGATTCAGATATTTCTTACGAGCAAAGGTATAAAGTCATTCAATATATTGAGCGCAAGCACGAAGGAAAGACTGCTAAAATACTAACCTTTAACACCTTTAGCGCCAAACTGTGCATAAGGGAAGCTACGAAATACTTTGACGAAGTAAAAGAAGACCAAGCTAATCAAGTATCAGACATGATACCTAAACTGCACGGCAACGTGTTTCCCTTAGAGCAAGCCAGAGAAGAAAGTGGTAAATTTAAAAAATGGGCAAGAGATCACAAAAGGACTTTTAAAAATGCATTAAAAATAGAGAACTTACCGAAGAATACTGGAGTCCACCCATCTGGCATAGCAATCTGTTCTGAGAAAATAGAGAACGTAGTCCCATTGCAAAAAACTAAAGACGGAGATTTAGTGACAGGTTACGACATGTCAGATGTTGCCGACCTAATGGTTAAGTTTGATATTCTTGGATTAAGAACTCTAACAATTGCACATAAGACATGTCAAAAGGTAGGCATAAAAATTGAGGACATAGATCCAAATTCGAAAATTATCTACGACATTTTACAAGACTTTAGACACCCTGTAGGTCTTTTCCAGATCTCTGCGGAAACAAATTTTAAGGTTTGCAAGCAGATAAAACCTGAAAACTTAAATGAACTTTCAGATGTTGTTGCTCTTGCTCGTCCAGCGGCACTTGAGTTTGTAGACACATATAAAGATAACAAAAACAATTCTTTAGTTCATGAAGTCCACCCTGATCTAGACAAGATATTATCTTGGTCTAAATATGTGATTTTGTATCAAGAGCAGTTAATGCAGATAGCGAATAAAGTTTTTGGACTTACACTTGAAGAAGCAGAGGTTCTTAGGAGAATAGTCGGCAAGAAAAAAGTGGACGAAATGCCTAAATGGAAAGACAGAATTTACGAAGCCGCCTCATCTAGAGGATTAACAGAAGAAATAGCTGACTTTTATTGGAATTCATTAATAGCCGCTTCTCATTACTCTTTTAATAAATCTCATAGTTTTGCTTATGCTGATCTAGCGGCAAAAACAGTTTACTTAAAGCAGAAACACACCCAAGAGTTTTTCCTATCTGTCCTTGAATGTGCAGCCTTTGATCCAGAGCCTCTAACAACGATAGCTGGAGTGACAGAGGAGCTTGCAGATTTCGGGATAAAAATGTTACCACCATGTCTGTTTAAATCTGACTTTGATTTTAAAATTGAAGGCGATAACATTAGGTATGGCTTGAATAGTATTAAAGGCATTTCATTAAAAGCAATAGAGAACCTTATTGACTTTAGAGGTATAGAGTTTTCTAACAAATATGAAGTTTTCTTAGCTGCCAAGCAGTGCGGTATCAACATATCTGTGCTCGCGGCTCTTATACAAGCTGGGACTATGGACCATGCGGGTAAGAACAGAACTCGCATGGTCCTAGAGGCTCAAACTTTCAATCTACTTACAGATAGAGAAAAGAGAAACTTTTGTAAGTTGGGAGATAGATTTGGTTATGATATACTCGCAGCGATATCAGAAGCTAGGGGTAGTAAAATATTAGGAGACGATAATAAACCAATAATGTCCGATAGCAGATTCGAAACATTTTCTAAGAAGTTTGATGGATACAGAAAAATTTATAACAATAATAGAAAACACGAAAAGTTTGCCACATGGAGATATGAAACACAACTACTAGGTTATAGCTACTCTCATAATTTAAGAGATTGTCTCAAAGACAGATGGGACAACTTATCTGATATAAAAAGGCTTGATGATTTTTATGACAAAGAGAGATTTTCAATTGCTGGAGAAGTAAAAGATTTTTTCTCTCGCACATCTCAAAATGGTAATAGATATATGATAATCTCTCTCGCAGACAATACGGCTACAAAAAACTTTTTATTCATGGACACAAGAAACGAAGATAGTCTTAGTCAATTTTTAATTAATAATAAATTAAAAAAAGGACAAGTTGTTAAGGCAGATGGCTCTAAAAGCAGAGATACCTTTTTTGTAAACAATCTCTCCATTGTTGAAGGAGCAGATATCTACATGAAGCTTAGAGAAGTAAAATAGTGAAAAAACTTCCATTAACACCTCATATCGAGGGGGTTTTAGAAAAAGCCCAAGACCTATCTATTATCCTCAAAAGGAATGGTGTAGACTTAGATTTGTTCTTCCATTGCTTTTTAAGTGACTTAAGTCTCTCTTGCACCTCTGTATTTAAGAAGGTGCATGTAGACCCTAAAGAGTGGTTAAAAGAATCGCGTTACTTTTTAAGTAAAAAAAGAGAAAACAAAAATGTTAAAAGAACAATCAAAACAGATGTAAGAAAACTCTTGGCATCTGCTGAGTCAATAGCAGAAGAAAATTTTGATTTAGATTACATACCACCTGAAGTGATCTTAATGACCTTTTTCGACAAGTCTCACAGTCCTAAGGTTGTTAAGAAACTATATCCAAATAAAAATAAAAAGGCAGACGCAACTGTTTTAGGATTTATAACAGAATGCTCTTTAGCTGTAAAAGATTTTGAATTAGATGAAATTGTCAATCCCCTTGAAACAGATGTAGAGACTCCAGAAGACTGGATTGACATGTTTGACGAAAATGAAATTTTGTCTCAGTTCGCAGAAAACTTAAACGTAAAAGCTTTAAATAAAGAGTTCGATAAGATTGTTGATTTTGATGGCAAGATAGAAGAATTAGCTACTGTTCTATGCAGAAAAAAGAAACCCAACGCCATTCTCGTTGGTCCAGCAGGAACAGGCAAGACATCTCTAGTGGAAGGTTTGGCGGCAAAAATTGTTGCAGGAGATGCTCCAGAACTTATTGCTAATAAAGTTATATACTCTGTCAGCTTATCGAGAATGGTTGCAGGAACTGAATATAGAGGGCAGTTTGAGAAAAGACTAGAAGACTTTGTTAACGAGGCTAAAAAATATACAAATTTAATTCTGTTTATTGATGAAGTTCATACTTTAATTGGCGCGGGAGGAGCTACGAATAATTCTTTAGAAGCTTCTAATATATTAAAACCAGAGCTTGCTAGAGGAACGATAAGCTGTATTGGGGCTACGACGATTAACGAGTATACTAATACCATTAAAAAAGATACGGCTTTAGACAGACGCTTTGAAAGAGTAACAATAAGAGAACCTTCTAGATTTCAAATGGAAGAAATCTTACCCACGATTGTTTCTTACTACGAAGAGTTTCATGGGGTTAAATATTCTGAAAGATTTCTTAATAACATTATTGGCTATTGTGAGAGATATATTCCCAATAAGTTTTACCCTGACAAAGCTATAGATGTAATTGACCACTGCGGTGCTCAAGCAAAAGTGAATTACTGGCATGTCACACCTTCAATAAAAGCTATACAGGTAGAAACAGTTGAAGCTGCCTTAGATCCAGATAAAGACCATTCTGAGCTACTAGAGAAACTTAATGAGAGTTTAGAAAAATGGACGGAGGGAGTCTCAAATGAAACGCCAGAAGTTAAACTAAAACACTTAAAAGATTTCTTTGATAAAAAGAAAAATCCTTTAAACAACAAGAAGATAGTCAACAAGCTATTTCAGTGTCTTAATTCTAGCTTAATAGGTCAAAAAACACTATTAGATAAACTAAAGGAAAGAATTATACTTTCCAGTCTTGGGTTAAAAAAATCAGATAACTTTTCCTCTCCTGATTGTTTTGTTGTTAGCGGTAATCAGTTCGCAGGTAAATCATATTTTATTGATTTGCTAAAAAATTCATTACAAAAACACGGCATAAATGTTCTGTCTTATAGCGGAGTTCATTTTGCTGATCATTTTGCCCCGCACAAGATAGCCTCATCGCAAGGATCTAATACATCTATATGCGAGAAGATATTAATTTCTCCGAATAGTGTTTTACTTATTGATGATTTTCACAAAATAGATAATTCCGCTATTCCTATTTTTAACCAAATTTTAAAGCACGGTTATTTTGAGATGAACAATGGAGATATTGCAGATTTTTCTAATTGTAAAATATTCTTAACTTGCCCCTTGTCTAGTAGCCAGTCTTCTATGGGCTTTCAAACCCCCAAGCAAAGCAAGGATGATCTAATGATGCACCCAGATCTTATCTCTCAAGTAGATGACTATTTTATTCTCAAGGAATTGTCAGACAAAGAACTCAGAAGGCTGTTGTGGATGAAATTAAAAAGATTAAAAAATAGACTAGAAGACAATGATATTTCCTTAAATGTCAACTTTGAGTATATTAAAAATATTGTCAACGAGCTAAAAGATGACAAAAATAAAACACAAGCTTTAAGTGAGAAAATTTTATCAGAGATAACTCCATACATTTCTGAGACAATTTTATCTGGAGAAGAGGAAGTGAAACTTTTAGTTGATAAAAAACAAGTTAATGCCGATCATATTGCGTGAGAGGCTCTTCTGCTAAAAAAATTAGGAAACTTATTGGATACGATAAAAAAAACGACAATCCTATTCAAAAAAAACTTTACAAGAAATTAAAAGCACAGTATCTTGCTATGGGCGCAGAGAAATTCTGGAAAAGCGTCGAAGGAAGATTTAACCAATATTAATTATGGACGAAAACACAAAAGAAAAGAGTGACTGGAGCAAGCGTGAATTAGGCGCTCTCTGGAGAATTGACGGACAAAAACAATCTTACTACAGTGGAGAAATTAAAGGCTCCAATGGCGATAAGATTAAAATCGTCTGTTTCCCTAATTCCTTTAAAGAAAAAGGATCTAATCAGCCTGATATCAGGATTTATGCTAGCAAGGAGGACAACGAATAATGTCTGAAGAAGACTTAAAAAAGCTCAAACACATGCTGACAGCAGAGATGGTTTCTAGGGTATCTCTTGCTGAAGCTGTCAACATTATGCACAATCTTGCTGTAAACGAGGTTGAAACAAATGTAGACAATATGTCAGATGAGGAAAAGCAATCTGCCCTAGAGGAACTACAAGCTAGAGTCAAAAAAGCCGCTGAAGAAAAAACAGAGGCTGAAAGCGCAGAATAAGTGTAAGACACTTAAAATGCCTTACACCATCACATTTCCAGATAGGAAATTGTATCAAAGTCTCTCCTTTGATGCTGATATAAAATTCCCTCAACTCTCAGAATATACAAAAAAATTTTGGGTTTTAAGAGAATATCAGAAAACAGGGGCAGAGGCTTTTTTGTCTAAAGCGAAAGAAAAAGACGATAAAGTTAAAACTTTTTCCTCTTTTTCTATAGAAAAATCGTTTGAGGATGACGAGCTAGTTGTAGAGTTAGTTGAAAACATTAAGTTTTTTGATGATTTTGATTATTTTGCAAAAGCAGAAATAGAAGAAACTGGTGATGAAGAGCTTGATGCATTGTTAAATGAAGTTAAGCTTTCTGATTTTAATAAAAGAAAAATTATAGATGCTTTTGGTATAAAAGCTGACACAGAATTTTTTGATTTTAAAGAGGAAGAAGATTGCCAAAAAGAATGCGAAGAAGATTGCAGTTGCGATTGTAGTGAGAGCGAATAGAGTTTTAATTACTGGGGCGGGAGGATTTATTGGGTCCAACCTCGCATCTTTCCTAGAGCATAGAGGATACGATGTAACTAGGTTTGATATAAATCTTGGTAATTCTGGTCAGCCAGATATCTTAAACCAAGATATAGTTATACATCTTGGTGCTAATTCTAGCACAACAGAAACAGATGTTAAAAAAATCATAGAGCAAAATTTTGAATACTCAAAAAAACTTTATGAAACTTGCTCTCAGATAGATGTTAAGTTTCAATATGCTAGTAGTGCATCTGTTTATGGAATTTCTAAAACTTTCAACGAATCTGATTTTTGTAAGCCATTAAGTCCATACGCTTTTAGTAAATACATGTTCGATTGTTGGTTAATGAATCAAGATTATCCATATCAAGGATTCAGATACTTTAATGTATATGGACTAGGCGAAGATAAAAAAGGCAAACAAGCTAGCCCTGTTTCTAAATTTATTAAACAAGCGCAAAGAAATGGCGAGATAACACTTTTCGAGAAAAGTGAAAAATATAAAAGAGATTTTGTTTCTGTAAATGATGTTTGTGAGATTCATTACAGAATGCTAAACCTTGATTGTTCAGGCGTTTATAATGTAGGCACAGGCCAAACAACTTCTTTTAAAGATGTGGCAGATATTATCAAGTCTCGCTCACATTGCGAAATTAAAGAAATACCTATGCCTAAAGAATTAAAAGGCCAATATCAGAAGTTTACAAAAGCGAACAACTCTAAGCTTATAGAAGCAATAGGGGATTACAAATGGGAGACTATAGAAGAATATGTGGAGGAGAATATAGATGTTTACCTTAATTAAATCTGTTTTAAAATCAATTGAGTTATTTTTATCTTTAAAAAATAAGACTTTCTATCTACAATTAAAACGAGACCATGAAGAAGAAAGAAAAAGAATTATCCAAGAACTTGAAGACATTAGGACTAATGGCGGTGATGCCGACCGTGCTGATCTCTTGCGCGACGAACTCATCCGTGAAGACAACTCCTTTAAACATCTATCAACCTTCTACTCTCAGTTTGACAAAAGGGACTCCAATAGAGACAAGTAAAGGCATTTATATTCCACAGAAAGACGAAATTTGGCACTCTGATGCTAGATTTAGGAGGCTAGAAAGACAGCTTTATTTTCCTAGCGGAAAATAATTTGTTTTCAGTGTAGATTCTAGTAATGGCTTATATAACTGGAATCCCTATTAGAGATAGTATGCATCCAGAAACCTCCACAGATAGTGGGGTTTGGCAAGATTATCGCAAAATTCTAACTGGCGAGTTTGTCAGTGGAGATGGTGCGACCACTAATAGGTATGGTGAATTTGCCTCTGATATTAGAGAATATAACAGAAAAATTGATTCTTTAACTGGATTTTGGGGTCACACTGGTCTTTTTCTTACTCCAATGGATGAAGGGTTTAGATACGAGGGAGATGGTGATTTTGGAACTTGGCCTTGATTTTTTTTATTGTAAGCATATAATATATGCATATGACTAATATTGAATTTTCCGATCAAGAATTGTCAGCTTTAATCCAGCTATTGGATATCGCTGTAAAATCTCAAGGGCTTAATGTTGCAGAAGCTGCTGTTATTTTGGCTAACAAAGTAAAGGGTTCTGCACAACCTGTAGCTCCTCCTGTCCCAGAAGTAGATGCAGAAGTTGAGTTTGCAGATTCCATAGAATCTCCAGAGGAAATTGAAACAGAGGAATAATATTTCCCTTGACCATTACAATTCTGTAATATATATTTGATTTATGAAGAAACTAATTCTTACACTACTGGGCGCTTCAATTATTAGCGCAGCCTCTGCTACCACTGTAGCAACGGATTTGTCCGTTGAAGGTGGGGCATCAATTTCAAACTTTAGCACCGACAGGGGTCTAGCAACAAGAGAAGACTCCATTGGGGTTTCTCTCGCCCTATCTACCGCTCTGGGAGGGGGAGATCTTTCATTTGGTGCATCACTTTTCGACACTGACGGTGGTGGCGAAATGGACTTTGGAGCCAGCTACGGCCTTGGGGTTGATCTTTTCGGTCAAAACATTGGCCTGACTGCCGCTCTAAAAGATACCGAGTCTATCTTTGGAGACAGAGAAGAGCTATCTTTGACTGCTGATTATACTTACATTGCAGATTTTTCTGTTGGTGTTTGGTATGAGGACAACAACGATTGGTTCGGAGTGGAGCTTGGAGCTTCATATGACTTCAAGACACCTGTCGAAAATCTTACCTTAAGCCCTTTTGTGACTGTAAATATTGCAGAAGAATACGAATCACTTGAGCTTGGCGTTAAAGCAAATTATGTTTTGACAGAGGATATTTCTATCGTTGGAAAAGTCTCCTTTAACGATAACGACCTTGAAGGTTCTTCTCTTGAAGTAGATCAAGAGTGGATTGTTGGTGCAGGATTGTCATACAACTTCTAATTTAAATTAGTTTTAATTATAAAATAAAAAAGCCACCTGCACGGGTGGCTTTTTTTGTGTAGAAGTTAATTACATGGAACCTGAAAAGTCTTTAATCAAAGAATTCCTCAATGGAGGTTGGTTAGTCCCGCTTGTAGGTGCTGCTGCGATGTTTGCTAGGCTCTTATCAGGTAATAATGGATTAACGCTTAAACAACAGTTTAAAAGGGTGATTACAGCAGCCCTAGCTGCTGGCATAGCTTGGTTTGTTTTGGAACAAACTGATGTTTCATCTTTAACTAAGGCAATTACTTATGGGATTATTGGTGTAATAAGCCCAGAGGTCATTAGTGGGATAGTAAGAATGGGCGAAAAATTTGCTAAGAACCCAGAAAAATTTCTTAAAAAATGAGACCAAAGTTTATTGTTTACTGTTTAGCTGCTATTTGTTTAGCCTTTGGTTTCAAGGGGCTAAGTCTTACGGAAGATATAAATCAAACCCTCGCAGAGAATGCCCGACAATCTGAGTCGTCTATCATGGAAATAGGTATGTGCTTTGATTGGTATGGCGTAATCATTGTTGATTCTGTTGTGAAGACCTCTCACGGTCAAATAACACCGACAGAAATGGTAGAAATTTTAAAAGAAGAAAGCGGCTATAAGGATGAATATCTAGAAGGATATAAGAAAGATATAACACCAGATGAGGTTGAATATGCCGACTTTGTGTTTCAACAGGAAAAAAAGATAAGTGCTTACGTTAATGAGTTAATAGAGTGGGGAAATGCTGGTGATACAGACAGTATTAAAGAGTCCATTCCAAGAATGTATGAGATGACTGATCCTACAATTGAGGCTATCAATAACATTATGGACACAAAAATGTATTACAATGAAGAACAATCTGAAATTCTTCATGGTAAAATTAAAACATTTTCTGATTTTATGATTTTAGCAATCGTCTTATCAGTTGTAATGTCAATTTGTGCATCATTTAGCAAAAGGTGTAGATGAACTTTAAAGGCAAAAAAGAAGTAGTAAAAGCTGTGCAGAAACTCCTTGGAGTCTCTGCTGATGGTGCTGATGGACCTGTAACTTGGAATGCTATTTTGGCTAAGTTGTCCACTAAAGAGACTGTTGTCTCTGGTGGGAGTGTAGCAGAGAAAATGGTATCCTTGGCGAGAGAAGAAATAGGAGTTTCCGAAGTTGACGGCAGTAATTGTGGGCCAAGAGTAGATGAATATAAAGCTGCCACATGGTTAGACGCAGACAAAGGTTGGCCTTGGTGTGCTGCTTTCATCTGTTGGCTTGTAAGAGAAGCTATAGAGGGAGAAGATGTAAAATTCAAGAGACCTAGAACTGCTGGAGCTTGGGATTTTGAAAACTGGGCCAAACAACAAAGCACAAATGGAGTCGAGCTTCGCAAACCTACAAACGAAGACATTAAAGCGGGTGATATTGTTGTATTTACTTTTTCTCATATTGGATTAGCTGTAAAGGACGCAGACTCAAGTGGTTATGTAGTTACCATTGAAGGTAACACAAATGGCGCTGGAAGCAGGGAGGGTGGCTCTGTTTTAGAAAAGAAAAGGCACGTTTCAAAAATCAGAAGTAGAATCAGAATTGTTTAGATTTTTTCATTTAAATAGTATATAATGGCATATACTAGACTAATGCAAAAAGTCAAAATTAAAGTAAGTAGGTATGACATATTTGATTATGTCACTAGTCGTTCAACTTTTGACCCTATCGAAAAATGCATTGACCCTTTAAGATACGAGGTTTTTGATACATTTATTTACGATAGCAAAGAAAAGAAAAACATAACTCAGGATGAAAAATTCTGTAAGTTTGAGTGGGAGCTAACAAAACTTAGAAATAACGCTCGGCACATGCAGCCTGATGAAATAGACAGGATATGTGAAGAGCTTGAGGAGATAGCTCCAGATTCCCTTGATTTAAATTAGTTATGAGATTTGGGATAGATATTGAGGGTCATAATGGACTTGGGGACACAGTTCAATTCACAAATATTCCTGAATATTTCTACAAGGTAACAGGCGGCGTAAAATTAATCGACATAAAAAAAACTTGGGTTTTTGATCACAATCCATATGTATTGAGAGACGTTCATGATTTCCCTGTCTTCAAACAGCATGACGAAGATGGGAACCCTTGTAAACTACCTGTAGTATATGACGAGACATTTAAAGCTAATCTTTTGTGGAGGACAGATGGTAATGGTCAAAAGGATGCCACATCTAGATCTTACTGGTTTTCCCGTGCTATAGGTGTAGAGCCTAGAGATCATATTGAATTAGATTTACCTAGAGGTCCACGCCTGTATAAATACGAAGATCCAAAAGAAGTTAATCCTACTCAGATAGCTATTCATATTGGACCTAGTAACCATCCGCGCAGAGGAGGGGGTGAAGGTAGGTATATACCTAAAAATGTCTTAGAAAGAATAAAACTAAGATACCCAAATTATGACATCATACAAATAGGATCGCTAAATGATCATGAGTCTGAGTTTATAGATAAGAGGGGCGCTGAAATTTGGGAGACTGTAAAAATCATAGCTCAAAGCGCGATATTTATAGGGGTTAATAGTGGCCCTATGCATATAGCTAATTGTTACCCCCATATCAATAAAAAATATATTATTACTTCCACTGTAGAAAACGAATCTGTTGAAGATATTACCCAGTTTCTACCTTTAGTTGGGGAGTCTTTTGATAGAATGGAATGGGCAGGTTGGGTTGATCATGGTTGGCAATACTACAATACAAAAGATTTTGATATAGGCTGCACTTACTCTTACAAAAAAATTTAATGCAAAAAATAGGTATACAAATGAGTAAGGGCAACATGCCCGATAGCGAAGATGGAGGAGTCGGTGATAAAATTTGTTGGTCGTCACTACCAGAAGCGTTTTACAAATGGTATGGCGTTAAATTAATAGATGTAAAAAATTCTTGGATATTCGATCATAATCCATACATTTTGAGAGGAGAGAAAGGAGAAGATAACTATCTTGCTCCTCTAGAGATTAACACAGAGGAAACAGGCATAGGTATGCCTATTTTGTTCTCTTATCATGAGGACTGGCCAATTGCCTATAAAGCTGCAAACTTTCATTTAAAACACGAAGGAGAAATTAGAAACTTGTTTGTTCTTCCCCTACATACAACACACCATCAACTCATCGGTGGATCTGGCAGCAACACACACTTTCGTCATGCTTGTGCAGACATACAAGACTACGCAAAACCTGAGCTTGATTTCCCCAGAGGGCCAAGACTTTACAAATACGAAGATTCAAAAGTTAAGCCAAGTCAAGTAGCCATACACATTGGGCCAAGTCACAGTATGAATCAGTTAATACCTGATTCAATAATTAAAACAATATCTGAGAGATACTCTAACTATGACATTGTGCAAATCGGAGGGCAAAACGATGCTCCCTCCCCGTTCATTGACAAAAGGGGAGGTTCTCTCTGGGACATGACAAAAATTATTGCGGAAAGTTCTATTTTTATAGGCATCAATAGTGGGCCAATGAATATTGCGAATTGTTATCCACATATTAATAAAAAAATAATTTTAATTCAAAATGAACTCCTATCTCTTGATGGTATAATGAGGTTTTATCCTAGAAATACACAAAAATATGGGACTGCGGGATTTGAGGGATGGGTTGATTATGGCTGGCAATACTATAACAGCACCGAATTTGATTTAGGAGCTACTTATTCCTACAAAAGAATATAATTATTCCCCTGCACTTGGGGTTGTGTAATATAATATATAAGCATATAATTAATTATGGACACAATTATTCAATTAATTCAGGATAATCCTTGGTGGGGAGTAGTAGCTTCTGCTGTTGCCCTCGCTTCTGCCATCACTGCTGCAACCCCAACCCCGAAGAAAGGGACTTTCTGGGCTAAAATCTACGCTCTGATTGATTGGGCGGCTTTAAATATTGGCAAGAGTAAGGATAAAGGGGAATAAATTTATTCCTTGAATAATCAAGACAACAGGCTATAATACTCTGAATGAGTATTGAGCCTGTTTTTAGTCGTTTAGAAGTCCATCCAAAAGGTTGGGGAGAAGAACTTTGGATTACCAATAACAATAAGTATTGTGGTAAAATTCTTCAATTCAAAAAGGGTGCATCTTTTTCCATGCACTACCATATAAAAAAAGAAGAAACTTGGTGTGTTACGAGGGGAGCTTTAAAGCTAGAATACTTTGATCTAGAAAAAGCAGAAAGAAAAGAGAGAGAATTAAGGGAGGGTGATGTGGTTCATTTAAAACCATGTGTTCCGCATAAGCTTACCGCAATGGAGGAATCTAGTGTTTTTGAAGTTAGCACTGAACATTTCAATGAAGACTCTTACAGGGTAGAAAAAGGTTCCTCTCAAAAATGAAGTTTTTAGTCATAGGGGAAAGTTGTAGTGATAGATTTTGCTACGGTAAAGCTGAGAGGCTTTGCCCAGAAGCTCCAGCGCCAGTTTTTATACCTGAGAGTGGGGTCAATAATTTAGGTATGGCGAGTAATGTATATAGAAATATACTTGCTATTGATGAGAGCACCAACAAAGGAATTCCGTATAGGAATAAAGTAAACCTGTTTACCAATGAGACAGAGGGTCATAAAACTCGTTACATTGATATACAGTCAAATCAAATGTTTTTAAGGGTTGACACGGACAGTTACTCTCATTGCGGCTCATTGCCTGATGATATAGAAGAGTATGATGCTGTTATTGTATCCGACTACAACAAAGGCTTTTTAACTGATCTAAACCTTAGAGAGATAGCTCACAGAAGTAAACTTTCTTTCTTAGACACTAAAAAAGATTTTAATATTGATTGGTCAGATCATTTTACATTTATAAAAATAAACGAAAAAGAGTTTTTAGAGAATGGCTGGAAGCATAGAGCAGAAAATGTAATTGTCACAAAAGCGTCTAAAGGTTGTTGGTATAATCACAAAGATTACCCAATCAAAAACCCATCTGATGTAAGAGATGTATCTGGAGCGGGTGACACCTTTCTTGCTGCGTTTTCATATTCTTATACAGCAACAAAAAATGTAGAAACTGCTATAATATTTTCTCAAGATTGCTGTCAACGAGTTATCAGAAAAAAAGGTGTGACCACCATATGAAGCACAAAAAAATAATTACATATAAAGAACTTTTGCAAGAAAGGAAAATGGCCAGAGACATTGAAGCCTTCGGAATAAAAAAGTTTTTTATATTTACTAATGGGTGTTTTGATTTGTTCCATGCTGGTCATGCTAGCTTATTAAGTTCTATGAAAAATGCTTGTAGCCTTAACTCTAAATTAATCGTGGGAGTTAACGGGGATGCTAGCGTAAAATCACTAAAAGGAGAAAGTAGACCAATAATGTCTGCTAAGCAAAGAGCTTATACAGTTGCTTGCCATGAATCTGTTGATTGGGTTTTTATCTTCAATACAAAAACTGTAGCTAAACAATTAAAAGAGATGCAATTTGATTTTTGGTGCAAGGGTGGAGACTATAGCGAAGAGTCTTTAAATAAATCAGAGGTAAAAGCAAAAGGGGATACTATACTTAAGTTTATACCCTTTGTTGAAAATATAAGTAGCACAGCTATAATAAATAAAATAAAAAATGACTAAGCAAATAGCATTACCTTACTACAGCGCAGAGATGCAAGATTTATCTGCGTTAAGTTTGGTGGGAGATTCTAAATCCTCAGACCCAAATATGTTTTTGGATATAGGTTGTGGCAGACCTAAATATTGCAACAACACAATGCTCCTTGAGGAAAATGGTTGGGAAGGAATTTGTGTAGACATAGAAGACTTTTCAGAGGAATTTAAAGAAAAAAGAAAAACACCCTTTTACCAACTCGACACAACAAGTGATGAGTTTATTGAAAAATTAAAGGAAAGTTTCCCACGGAAATTTATTCAATACATATCTTTAGATGTAGACGTAGCTTCCTTGGCTACCTTAGAAAATTTACTAAAAAATGGCTTTCAGTTTGCTTTTATGACCTTTGAACATGACTACCATTGGGCTTTAACATATGCGAGAAGGGTTGCGTATGATAAAGCAACAGAGTGGGGATGCGAGGGTAGGACTAGAGAACAAGTTGAAAATTGCAAATTTAAGTCTAAATCTCTTTTAGAACAAAAGGGATGTAGCCTTCTTTTTGAGAATGTCTCTTTTCATGAAAAAACAACAGGAGATGTATTACACCCGTGGGAAGATTGGTGGATTAACCCTAGCTGTTTTAATTATTATCATTTGTTATTTTTAGAATCTCTTACAAGTAAAAATATACATTTTAAAGAATGCTATAAAAGAATAAGGCTATCTAGAGGGGAATAAAAACATGGATAAGAAAAAAACATACATTGTGGACATTGACGGGACAATCTGTAGACATGATAGCAAATCAACCCCGTATAGTCGAGGTAGACCAATAAAAGAAAGAATAGATTTCTTCAATCAGTTATACGATGCTGGTCATACAATAATTTATTGGACCGCCAGAGGAGGGAATAGTGGGGTTGATCATAGCGAGCTAACTGAAAAACAACTAAATGAATGGGGGGTTAAAAGAACAGAATTAAGAATGGGGAAACCATCCTATGATTACTGGATTGACGATAAGGCTTTTAATGTGCAAGATTTCTTTATGACGGATGTGAGGACAGGAGAAACAAAATCAATGACTTTATGATATCAGACAAGGCTAAAAATATGTCTTCCGCAGGGCATATTAAAAAATCAATAAATACAGGTTACGAGGGGCAACAAAGATTTTACGACTCTTGCAGGGCGGCGGGGAAAGAAATAAAGAAAACCAGCCAACAAGATGATATAAAAAATCATACTGATTTTGTAGTTGATGGGGTGGGATTTGACGTAAAAGGACTAAAACAAACACAAAAAGAAGGTAAGGTAGTCTTAGAGATAAAGAACGTGCAGGGTAAAATGGGCTGGTGCAATGGTGAACAAAAGCCAGCATGGATAGCATTCGACTATGGGGCTTTCTTCTTATGTGTTAAAAATGACGATTTATTTGACCTCGCTCACACTTGTGACTGGACTAAAAAGGTCTCAAATTTCAAAGATTCCCTGTATAAAGGATATACTAGGAAGGGTAGAGAAGATTTAATGACCACTGTTTTACTGTATGATATACTAAATACCTGCGAACATTGGTTCTTACCATATGAAGAATATCGTTCCCCTATGGAACTTTTATAGTGTAAAAAAAAATATGCCATTACCAACTCCAAGAAATAATGAAAAACGTGGCGATTTCATGGGTCGCTGTGTTTCTGATTTAACCGAAAAAGGTGAATTCAACGATAACAAGCAGCGAGTGGCTGTTTGCATGAACATTTTTAAAGATGCTGAGTCTAAAGCCTCTGTTGTTTTTGAAGATGGAGACGATACATCCCTTTTCTTTACAGAAGCCGCTAACGAGAACAAAACCTTAAATAAGCCTTTTAGAACTCCAAAAGGCCCGAAAAAGTTCTCTGTTTATGTAAAAAACGAAAAAGGAAACATAGTTAAGGTGAACTTTGGAGACCCTAATATGGAGATTAAAAGGGATGACCCGAAAAGAAGGAAGGCTTTCAGAAGCCGTCATAACTGCGATAATGCGGGGCCAAAAACAAAAGCTCGCTACTGGTCTTGTAAAATGTGGAGCAAGAAAAGCGTTACAAATGTGACGAAAGGGTCAGAGGAGTATGAGTGGGATGGCGAAACTTTTTTTGACCATGAAGAGTTACTTAGGGATTGCCCTGCTTTAGCTGAAGTTTCTGAAGCTGCAAAAAGGAGAGGGCCAAAGAGTGGCGCACAAACACCAGCAGAGCCGAGTGAAAGAAAAAAGGGTTCTAAGAGAAACCCAAAGGGAAGCGCGAAAAAGGGTGGGGGAAAGATCACATTCAGTGAGAAAACCACGAATACTTTAAAAGAAAAAGTAAAAGCCCACAATGCCAAATACTCAAAGAAAGTGACTCTAGGCCAACTTAAGAGGGTATATAGAAGGGGTGCTGGCGCTTTCAGCACATCTCACCGTCCCAATATGTCTCGTCATGGCTGGGCTATGGCTAGGGTGAATACCTTTCTTAAGATGATGAGGGGAGGCAAAGTAAAAGAATCCTATAGAAAAGCTGACCAAGATATCGCAAAAGCCGCATATAAAAAGAAAATATACGGCATGGACATGGATGACAAAGAAAAGCCAATGTTCAAATCTTATATGAGCCACTGCATGAGAAATGATGCGGAAATGACAAACACTAAAGACATGGACATGGATCAAACAATGTCTGCTTGTGCTGTTCAATATAAAAAAGACAGGGCTACTCTAATGGAAGAAAACGAAGCTGGTCTTACAGAAAAGCAAAAGAAGCTTCCTACTTGGTTACAAAAAGAGATTCTAAAAAAACAAAAAGGAAAAGAGAGTAAAGCTGGATATGGAGGTAAGAAGAAGTCTTACGGTTCTCCTGACATGAATGACCACTACTTCGATAGCAAAGAAAAAGCTATGAAAGATGCTGAAAAGATGGGTTTAAAGGGAATCCACACGCATAAGACAGAGGACGGCAAGACTCTTTATATGGCTGGGCCTAATCATGAAGCTTTTATGAAGCGCCACAAAGAGATTCTAAAAGAAAAAGAAAAATCTGATAGCAGTCTTTGGGAGAACATCAGAAAGAAGAGGGAAAGAATCAAGAGGGGTTCTGGGGAAAAAATGAGAAAGAAAGGCGAAAAGGGTGCTCCTACTGAAGAGCAGGTGCAAAGAGCCAAAGGCTCAGAAACAGAGCCAGAGACGGAGCCTAAACCCAAACCTAAACCCAAGGGTGGATGAGGATCTTGTAAATAATCTACGGTCTGTAGATAATAAAAAATAATTTAAATAAAAAATACGGACTCTTTTTAGGGTTCGTATTTTTTTTGGCTAGCACACAAATATTTGAAATACGTGTAAGTATTTTATATCATTATTAAAGTGAAAACCATCGTTAAAAAAGTAGTAAATCTAGAAACAAAGCGACATGACTTTGATAATGACTTTGCATATATTGAAATTTGGCGTAATAGCACGTTAAAAGATTGCTACTTCGCTGAAAAACAATACATATGGCCTGATGGTTCTCTAAAAAAAGGAGGTATTAAATACTTCTATTCGCCACTTCATGGCTCAGAAATAGAGAAAGAAATTAAACCCTTAAATTATGAAAATTTTAAGTGGTTTAATCGTTTGTTTTATTTAGATGGAGATGGCGAAGTTTGTCAAATTGATTGTGACGAGTCCAACTTAGACGCTTCTCTGAAACCAGAAGAAGTGTAAATGTCAGATTCAGAAGGTAATCCAGAGGAAGAAGACGAAACCGTCGATTTTGACTTTCTTGAAAGTGCCGAGGGGCAGATAACTACTTTAAGACCCACTCCTTTTGAGCCTCAGGTTGAGGAGATTTTTGATGATGTAGGCGCTTTATCAGGATTTAATGTTACTTTTAATCAGGGTTATATATTTAATACTGTTTCATATACTCAGTATGGAGTTCCAGAAAGAGATGATCGTAAGATTTCTAACATGGGAACATTTGAGTTACCCGCAGATCATTCCATAGAATATTTAGTCGAAGTTGTAATAGATGCGGATAACTTCTTAATACGAAACGCTACTTTTACTGGTTTAAGCGGATTAAATGAGGAGGGAGATGAAGGCTCAAATGCCAAGGATGATTTACAATGGCAATTCCCTCATATTGTTTTCGATCAATACGATGCAGACGTTAAACTTTTCACTGGGTATTTCCCCATTTTAAAACTAGAAAATGGAGAGCTAGAAGAATTTACCCAAAGAAGTAATATTGTTTTATCTGACAGGCAGTTCAGGCAAAAGGGGGTTTCCTCCTATAACAATAGTGCTCATATCCTCAAGGCAACAAACAGGAAAGATGAAAACTATCCTGTAAGAGTTAGAGCTATTGAAGCTGGCTCAGGTATTGTCGTTCAGGAAAATGGAGATTACATAACCATTCATAATACTGGAGAAGGAGGAGGGGGTAGCAGTGGCTGGTCTGGAGAAAACTGCCCCTCCCCAGAAGCAGACTGGGAGGCTTACAAAGAAGGTTCTTTTGTCGCTGGAACATCAGCAGCGCAATTCAGAGGTTTAAATGCAGGTAAGGGCATTAATTTTTCAAATGACGCTCATGCGGATGATTCTGCCTGTGACACTAAAATAAAATTTGATGCAGAAAATTGCTCCTCTACTGCTGATTGGTATGCTTATAAAGGTTTCGGTGGTGGTGATGGTGACGCTGATAATGAAAAGGCTCAATTTAGAGGGTTAAGTGCGGGGTGTGGTATTTCATTTGCTGCCACTGATGATTGTGTTACTGAGATATCGACAAGACTGGAGAACTGCGACAGTGCGGGATACACACCGTATAAAAGTTGTTCTGCTGGTGGTGTAGAGCAATTTCACAATCTTAAACCCGATCCTGCTTCAGAAGTTGAGATAAATATTTCCGCTGATAGCGATGGTTGTGGTTTTACAATCGGGGCTAGTTGTTGCACTAGTTACGATGATTTATATGTAGCAAATGGGATTCATCATACTGCCGATACCGATACTCAATTCTCTTTCCCATCAGATGGCACTGCTCAAATTGAAGCGGATGGAGTTGTTGCCGCTTCATTCACCTCAACTACAGCAACTTTATGGGGAGAAACATCAACTTGCGCTACTACAACTATTCATGGACATGTTACTTACGCAAAGTGCGCTACCAGCACTCCTCCAAGCACAAGCTACAAAGACGGAAGCAATACTGTTGTTTCAAAGATCGACGCTAACGCATCTAACCCAACATTTTTTAACGCTGGTCCTGTAGCAATAGGGAAAGACTCAGCTTCAGCAGGAACAAAATTAGATGTTAAAGGCTTAACAAAAGTTCAAGACCCCTCTACTTCTTCGAAGGGAGTAATTCAGCTTGGAGACAATGCAAATCAGACAATAAAAGTCGAAACCACTGATGTTGGTTACCCGTCTTTAAAACTAGGATCTACAATTAGTAGGTTAGAAACAGACTACGGGGGAGATTACTTTGAGGTTTTACCACAGAAATCTGCAACTTACTCCTCCTTTAACAGTCAAGCATATTATAACTCTCCAGCTACAGGCTCTGCTATCTTAGGAGGCTCTGGAAACTTTATTAGTGGTAACTTTAATGTGATTACCGCTGGAGCTAATAATATGATTTCAGGCAAATCAATGAACTTCATTGGTGGAGGTTCTGGAGTTGATATTGTTGATAGTGAATTCGCTGTAAGTGTTGGTGGTAGGAACAATGACATTAGTGGTGCTAATTGGTCAGTTATAGCTGGAGGTTATAACAATACAATATCAGGTAAAAATACCAATAGTATTGGTGGTGGTTATTCTAATGAAATACGTGGTGTTTTTGCTTCAGTTATCGCAGGGGGATATGATAACTTAGTATCAGGAAATTTAGAAAGTGCTGGTGCAATTGTAGGTGGAGTTAACAATAAAGTAGAGAAATCTCATTACGGTTTTGTGGGTGCGGGTGCATCAAATACAATTCAAGAAGAGTCTGATGGGGCAGTTATAGTTGGTGGGTTAGGAAACACACTTTATGGAACAAATTCTTTTATAGCAGGAGGGCAGGAGAATGTGGTTTCAGGAACTTATGGAGTAGCCCTTGGTTCATTTTCAAAAGTCACACATAACGGAGCTTTTGTATTTACTGATGGGATACCCTTATCGGCTTTCTCTAGCGGTGACAACACCCTACTCATGTCTTTCAAGAGTGGGGTTTACGTTCAAAGTGATAGCGGTCTTTACGTTAATGGGGAAAAAGTTGTAACCACATCTTCGGAAGCAGACACCTTACAGACTGTTACTGATCGAGGTGCGACTACAACTAATGATGTAACAGTTGAAAATCTTCTTGTTAAAAATAATGGGCAAGTAAGAGCAAATGGTAATGGCCGTTTGACTCTTGGGAATACAAATGGAGGAAATATTAGAGTAAGTGGTGATGGTTCTACAAGCGTTCTCTCTCCAAGCTCTAATGATCTTCGCATAGAATCAAATAGGGATGAAGATGACATCATCTTCCAAGCTGGAGAGGCTGGGGTGGAGATGGCAAGGTTTGATTCCGAAAACCAAAGATTTGGCATAGGAGTAGCAACTCCGCAATCTAGACTTCATGTAGGTAATGCTACTGGAAATAGTTTAGGATTAATATTCACAAACCCTACAGAAACCGTTCGTCAATATTTTGTAGATGATTCTGCGGATAGTGATTTCTTTATAACCTATGATGGTAATGGAGGAGCAGAAATAACATTACAGCATGATGGTAAGTTAGCTTTAAATGCTTCTAATGGTGACAATGTAGGAATAGGGACAATTAATCCAGCTAGAAAGCTGGAGGTTTCTGAAGGCTCATCATCCATAGTTTCTCAATTCAAAAGCACGGCTGGAACTAGCGCATTTATTAGTCTTGCAAACACAACTGCAACAGCGGATCAAATAAGGTTTGGATCAATTGGAAATGATTTAGTTTTATCTACTAATTATACAGAAAGATTTCGTATTGACTCAGCGGGTAATGTTGGTATAGGAACAACAGATCCTGCTAAATTTCTTCATATTAGTGGAAGTGACGTAAATGGTGAGCTAATTAAACTTGAGGGAGATGCGAGTTATGGAGCTACAATTCAATATGGAAGATCAATAAACTATCTTTGGAGAGCGGGTATTGGAGGAGGATCTACTACTAACTCAAAAATTCCAACAAGTTATTGGGGCATAGAAGATGTTACTTCTAGCAACACTCCATCTATAGTGTGTAGACCGATTAATCAGTATGTAGGAGTTAAAAATATAAATCCTCAATACGAACTTGATGTAAGTGGCACAATTCACGGAACAAGTGGTAACTTTGAGAATGGTATTACTATAAATGGTAATCCTGTTGTTACTGGGACTTCTGCTTTTGAGTCAGATACATTGCAGACTGTTACAGATAACGGGGCTACTACAACAAATGCTATAACTATAGACACTGCGAGTGATATTTCATTTATTGTCGGCAGCACTGATAGCACCGCACGAATTCAACTGAACGACGATGATACTACAGGATACTTAAGTATTAACTCTACTAGTTTAGCTCTTGGGCATACCACTACCTTGGGCGACCAAACGCTTCATTTAACAAGTGCTGGTAAAGTTGGTATTGGAACAAACGATCCTCTTGGGACTACTCATATCTACACAGCAGATGCAGGTGGAACCATAGCCACAAATGGAAGTCATGATGATTTAATAATAGAAAATAATGGCAATTGCGGCATTCAATTATCAAGTCCTGCAAGCAGTTACCAATATTTAGCTTTTGGCGATACAGCTTCAGCTAACCAAGGTTATGTAAGATATTATCATGCAAGTGATAGAATGGATCTTCGTGCAGGAGGGACTGACACCTTAAGTATTGTTGGAGGTGAAGTAGGGATAGGAACAACTAGTCCTAATGCAAAATTAGAAATACTGGGCAGTGTCGCAGATGATGTTCCTATATTACGGCTCCATAATACTAGCAATGCTAATGGGGCGACTATACAATTTAACGATGCTGTAAACTCTCTTCAAAATGCTAACATAACGTATAGACACACAGATGGTGAATCACAAGGTGGAGGAGCTTCCTTCCATATTACTGGCGAAGCAGATTTAACATTAGTTATCGGAAATTCTTCTCGCAAAGGCAGAATGGTTGTTAGTAGTGCAGGTTCTGCTAGTGAGGCTGATTATGGTTTCTATGATGATGTCGATATGGGCATGTCAAGAATGTCGGCAGATGAGCTTGGGTTTATCACATCGGGGACAGAAAGAGTGCGGGTTGATAGTGCAGGTAATGTAGGAATAGGAACAACTAGTCCTTCAGGTATATTAGACGTTAACGGCGTTGCTTACTTTGAAGG